ACATACACCTTCTGAGTTCAAAGAAAAACGAAAAGCACAACTTTCCTTTATATTTCAGAAAGATAGCTTCAGTTATTAGCCTGTTTTTTAATGTATTTTACGTTGCTTGAATGCAAGCTTTTTCATGCACTTAAATCTGAGTTTTGGAGAAGGTTTTTTACCCTATTTTGAAAACGGTCTTCCCGTGGCCTTCCACCCTCTTATGCCCGGCGAAGTGGTTATGAATCCCGATTCATGCTTGGAACATGTGATCCGTTCCTGCTATGTAGTCATGCCTTGTGATGAAGCAGAAAGGTTTACTATCGACTGATACAGGAAATGATCTCCTTAGCACGGCGCGCATGGTATCGCTGGATGCAACCTTAACCTCACATAGCAGAGGGTTATTGCAAATAGTAAGTAAGCTCAGTTAACATAAATAAAGGGAGTTATTAGCGCGTTATGGCGTTCACCTTAGGTTGAAGCTCAAAAATTAAAAGGGATGTGTGTGTGATTCAGTGGCTGAAAAAGTTGAATAGATCCAGAAACCATCATTTCAAAATCTACAAATTCAAGCTGAGATTGAAATTGATTTGTATTCTATCTCATAGATACTTTTTACGGGAGAAACACTCTCTCCAAAACAAACACGTGGTAATACCTTTCATTGGTAAAGGAATTGGCGATGCCATAGTTTTTACTGGGCTTATTCAAACTTTGAAAAATAATGGCTTTCAAATAACTGTTGTTGCAGATAGTAAATGCCATTTTCTTTTTAAAGAGTGGAGCGTAATAGATAACCTATTTCGATATGAAAGAAAAGAACATAGCACCACCATTCGAAAATTGAAAAATCTCGGCCCCTTTACATTTATCGATCCTCACGAAATCACTCATTCGAGCATCGATGTTTTCAACATCATAAGACAGTCTAAACCTGTAAAAACGATTGGGTTCAACAGCAAACATAGCGTTTATGACCACATAATCAAAATGAGTCAACCTAACGGGCACATTAGTAATAAATGTATCGACCTGTTGGAGTTTATGGGCATCAAAACAACAGAGTATAATTACGTCGTTCACATTCCTGAAAGAAATATCAAAGAATCGGAGGGTTTGACTAAAACTCTACCCGGGAAAAAGATTGTTATCTTTAACCCCTTTGGAGGTGTCGCCGCACGTTTCTTTTCTGCAGAGCAAATAACTTTTATTCTCAACCACTTATCTCTTTATGCTGATAAAATACATGTTGTAATCATTGGCGAACCGAGCAAAATAAAAGAAATCAAGGCCACAAGCAATGCAATAGTAAATCCATACCCTTCATTCCTTACTAGTGCACAATTAGTAAAAGACAGCCATTTAATAATTACGCCAGATACATCAATTGTGCATCTTTCGAGGGCATTCAATAAAAAAATGGTATGTTTTTATCCATTTAAAATGCTTAGCGACACGTTAAATAACGCAGATGTCTGGGGACCAAACTATGATACTGCTTTACAGGTTAGACTCTCAGAGACTCGACTGGCAGACGCTAATAAAGAATTGATAATTTCCAACCTTGAAAAAGGGTTGGATGAATTACTATCTTAGCCATCCAACTCATTTTAAATTTTGAAAAATGAAGAGATATCTCTGGGCACGATTCTGCGAGGTAAACTTATAGAAAATTACCCAGTGATATCCTTCATACCCCGCTAAAATTTAGCCCTGTGGAAGATCAGGCCACTCAATATCTGGCGCAATGCTGGTATCTACGCGGTTAAGCATCACACGGTAACGCTTCCAGAGGGTAAGCGCGGTTAATTCAACCTCAGTAGCCATACCGAGTTCCTCCGCATCCTGCAGAGGTGCAATTGCAGCGGTAGCAGTATTCATAAGCCTAGTTTTTTGTGCTTCGGCTTTAACCCGAAACTCTTCTTTGCTGAATTTACGTGCCGTGATTTTTTTTCCATCAAATATCCAACCGCCGGAACTAGCAACAAAATCAACCGGTACCTCTTTATCATCAATTTCAACAACAGAACAATCTACTGGCCAAAGTCCCGACGCATCAGTTTCAGCGCAACAGATAATGCCAGCAGAATCAAACATCACTTTGAGAGTGCTTTCCTTAAATTCCTTTTGTGCATCGTACCAGTCAACACCAGTATCAGACCGCAAAAATAAAACGTTAGCGGGCAATTCATCGCCTTCAGGCGCATAAGGGGTAAAGTTGTTGTAAATCTTCATGCCTGAGCCACCGTATACCATGTGCCGTTAATCTGTTTTTGAAGTGGACGCAAAACAATGTAATCACCATCACCATCAACCTGGCCTGAGATCTGGAGTCCAGTAATGATGTTACCTGCAATTTCATACATTTTCCCCCTTGCCATCAATTGATAATTTCGTGCCCCCAACCGAGTATCCTTTTGATATCGAGAGTCACTCTCTGCTTTAGTGTATGCCTGCCCTGCCGGGGTGTAACTGCCTTTTGGCTGGAAACGTCCGTCACTCTCTGCTTTCGTGTACGCTCCAGTTTTTGGCATATACCCTGCATCGGATTCTGCCTTGGTGTACGAATCGCCAGCCTTTGCCAGCGTAACCACAGCATTGCTCGCCGTATGACGCATATATGGACGCGCAGCATCACCATTTGCAAATCCACCAACATGTGTCCCATCACGCGATATGCAATTCACATCATCTGAGTTTGGTTTATTGGCGGTGTCATATTGTTTAGCCCAGGCAGTCCATGCCCCCGTAGAATACTGGCTACGCGTGTAAGTACGAGAACTGTTGTAAACGATATAAACCTGCGTCACACCGGCATTTTTATAAATCAGGAGTGTCCCGGCGTTAGTTTCGGGGTAGTGCCTTGCGGCTGAAGTATTGGCGTTCGCAGGTTGATAATAAATGCCCGGCGTCTTTAGCGTATCCAGGTCTTCTGTCGAAAGTCCGATTGCCTGACCGTTAAAGATATCCTGTGCCGTAATATTGATATCGGTACTCAATGCCCGGCCATTAACCTTGCGCCCTGACGGCACGCGCCCGTTAGCATTATCATTCGCGGCCTTAACGGCTTTTGGTGTAGCCGCCAGAGTCTCAGACGAGCTATCGGTTGCACTACTGAGCTGGACGATACCCTTTTTCGCCGTGGTGGCATCCTGAGCCGTATATTTGCCGTTCGCAAGGTCGTATGCCGCCTTAACCGCTTTAGGTGTGGCAGCCAGCGCCTCAGACGAATTGTCGGTAGCATTACTGAGCTGAACAAGCCCTTTACGCCCGGTCGTGGCATCCAGAACGCCTATGGCTTCACGTGAACTTTTCTGGGCTGCCTCGCCTTTCGCCGCTATTTCAGCAAGATTTTTGTCGATCCGCAGAAACAGGCCATCGCCGGTAGCGGCTTTAAGCTCAATGTTCGCTGACTCCGATACCGCAAGGCGGTACTGCAGATTCACGCTGACTCCGTTTTCCGGCTTCTCAATTGCGGCACTGTTCGCAACGGAATACAGTTCCCCCGCATCGGTCAGCAGGCCGACTTCCCGGACAACAAACCCGCCAACATTAACCGGCAATATCAGCTGAGCGATGAACTGATTCGACTGGTCTGGGGAAACCTGCAGTGCAGAAATGGCGTTACGATACACCTCGCGTGCCAGTTTCGTCTGCGCCGGATCCGGTTTTACGGCCTGGCCGTTCCCGTCACCCACCACAAAATCTTTAATGATAACGGGCTTCCCGGTCGCAGAGGACTGCGCCTCCAGCTCCTTGCCCCTGTTGGTCAGAATGCTGTAATACTTCTCTGCCATGGCTAAACTCCTGCCTCAATAACAACGTCAATCCAGGCGGTAACAGCACCGCCGGTATAATAATTTCCCTTCGCGCCCAGGTCGGCGATCACATCTATTGTCGTTAGCAGGCTGCGCAGGTTTTTGGCTTTATCCACCTGACGGCGTATGCGCTGATACAGCGCCTCATCAACGGCCTGCAGGCTGTAGACCTCCACCCGGAACGTATAGGGGTCTTTACGTGGTACATCCTCCCACCACTCCACAACGGTAGTCGGCAGGCTGACGGCACTGAGAGAGCGTCGAACGGCCCCGGCGGTACCGCGATGTTGATGGACATACGCGGCATCCTTAATCACCTGCCGCTTTTCCTCCTCCGTCCATGCCTCCTCCCAGGAATCCACTGCAAACTCCCAGGCAAGCCAGGGCAGCAGATGGGCCGGACAGGTGTCAGGATTTTTCACCTTCCGGACCATGTCAGTATCCAGCCCCGCAATCAGCTCCGTGCCTGCCTGTTCCAGCGCCCGCTCCGGTTGAATGGCTGACGGGGGAAGAAGGGATCGAAATTTATCCACTGGTGCCTCCTTTACGCGTGACGTTTATCGCGCTGCACCAGGGGGCCTGCCCGGCGGCGGCTTCCAGATCGGCCGTCGGGCTGATCAATTTGACCCTTGATACACCAGGCTGCTGCAGGGAAGCGTATATCGCAGAGAGCGGGACGATGGCGTTAATGCGATGGGAAAGCTGGGTATAACTCGTCAGCGTGCTGATGGCATTCTCCAGCACCGTCTGCGCATCCGGCCCGTCAGGGATATCGAGTTCAGCCGTAACGGCATAGCCGGCAACGGTGGCACTTTTCACGCTGACATAATCAGTCAGTGGCCTGACTTCATCCGCACTCAGGGTATTCATCACGGTTTCGATCAGGAGAATTCCTGCCTCACCGTTACCCGTTCGCGACAGCACATACACATCCACCTCACCGGGTCGGTTATGGGTCTCCGGCCCGTATGCATCTGCGTCCAGAACATCGTTATCGGCCGATTTGGCATGAAAACGATACGCGTTGCGTGCACCGGCGGTGTTCAGCTGCGCCCATGAAAGCTGGATGCGCTCGCGAAAAGCGTCATCATTTTCATAAACAGGTTCGACGGGCGGTACCGCATCCGGATCGCCGGGGGCAATTACCAGGCGGGAAACGTTGAAGGCCGCCCCCAGCTGGTCGAGATCGGCCCCTCTGGCGCTGGCAAGGAAGACCGCCCTTACCGCATCGTTGACACGTTGAAACGCCAGCGTCAGCTGGTAAGCATTGATTTCCCCCTGTTTATACGCCGGGTCCGATTCCACCAGGGCATCGAACTCCGGATCAAGCTCTCGCAGGCGCGCCAGCCAGCGGCTAAAAATATCGGCGGCATCCGGTACCACAATGGCATCCGGAACCGCCAGCGCGGACAGGTTAATTACGTCGTAGCTACTTGCCATAAATCTGTATGCCTCCGGTGCTGACGGGAAGATTATTCTCTTTGTTGATCCCCTCGATATCGACGACACACCCTGTTTCATCGGCCGGGAAAGTGACAATCACACGCATGACCCGCAACCGGGGCTCCCAGCGTGCCAGGGCTGAGGCTGTGGCCGCGATAATCCGCAGCCGGGTGAGATCGTCGCGCGGGTTGTCCACCAGCGAAAAAAGGTCACTGCCGTAATCACGAACCAGCACGCGGCTGCCCAGCGGTGTGGAAAGGATATCGCTGACGGACTGACGCAAATGATCGCTGCCGGACAGGCGTTTACCGGTCCGGCTGTTTACACCGTTCATTATTTTTTTCCGTATGAGGATCGCCAGACGGCGGAAAGTTAACCGAAGTAATCCGGGCCGGTTTTATTCTTGCTGCCGGATTTTTTTGAAGGTTTGCGAATATCCACCACCAGATTGTAGGTGTAACTGAATCCGGCAGGCGTCAGGGAATACACCAGCGATTCCACCACCCAGGCACGATCTTCCCGCTCGCCAAAGCCGGACGTGGATACGCCGGATTCTGCCGTAAGGGGAACGTGTTTCGGGCGACAGGGTCCTGTCACCGTCATTTTTTGTTCGTTACGTCGGGCCTGCGTTTTCTTCGCTTTGGCCTGCTGGTCAGCAGTGGCCTTCACGGGCTGCGTGTACGGATTTGCCATGGAGGGACCATCATGATCAACAGTGGTGGTTTTTGTCCTGCCGTCCGCTTCATCGTAATACCGCACACCGATTTTCCCTGATGACTTTCCGTTGCTGCCGGTGGCTTTTCCTGTGGAACTCCCCCGTTCGCCTTCGCTGTAAGACCAGCTGGAGACCTCTTCAGGAGTGATAACCAGTGCGCCTGTCTGCCCGCCGGAGGCCCTGGCCGTGGCCCCCTGGCGCAGAAAGAGCCAGTAGCCGCCCGATGGTTTGCTGACAGCGTTCCAGGTGCGGGCAAGACGGGTCAGCAGATTCGCGTCGGATTCTGCCACCTGGTCCACGTGATCAATATGAATATTGGCAAGCTCAGCGGCCACCTTTGGGATCAGCCCGTTCTCTTTCGCCACGGTTTTAACCAAATCCGCCAGTCGCAGATTATCCCAGCTGCGCGTTTTCTGGCTGATTACGTCTCCTGGCTGTTTCTGGGCGTTCATGGGTGCGGCAGTGGCATAAATCTCGATACGACGTGGCGGACCGCTGCTGCCCACGCCGGCCACCACGAACCAGCCTTTGTCCACCAGCTGGTCGTTAAAGCCCAGCGCCACGCGAAGCCGCGCGCCTTTTGTCGGCAAAGGAAGGGTTTCTGATAAAAGTGTGATTTTCAGTTCATCCGCTTTTGCCGTGGCGCCGCCGTAATCCGTGAGCGTAAGCTCAGCCAAACTTTGCTGCAGCGCGCGGGTGATATCCTTCCCCTCCGCGCTGACGCTGAAAGCGGGAGCATATTCCGGTTTAACAGTCTGTTCAGTCATTTTAATCCCACAGTCTGAAGGCCGACTCCTGGACTGGCGGTGCCAGATCCGGCAGGGTGATAAGCAGGCCTGACGGATAAACTGCACCGACATCGGCCAGACCAGGATTCGCTTCCAGAACCTGCGTCACAATATAAGACAGGTTTTCCGTGCCGTAATGCGCCGCACAGACAGCATCCAGCACGTCACCGTCACGGGTTTGATATGTCGTCGGCATAATGTTTCAGCGTCATCGTCCAGTTTTTGTTTCGGTGTCCACCGCCAGGTAGAAAACGACTGGTCGAGTCGGAGAAGTCGATCACCACCCACCAGCCCAGCACATCCCCTTCACCGCTGACCAGCTGCTGTGGCTTGTTCTGGTCTGCGAGATCGTAAAGATCGTTAACCGCATCCACCCCCTTGCGGAAGAACGCATGAGATTCACCCTCAAGCCGGACGGTGCGCCCTGGCTTGCCGGTATACTGCAGCAGGTCCTGTTTGCCGATGCGCTCCTGCTCGCTCCATCGCCAGCTGGCCTCACGGGTCAGCTGGTTATAGGCCGTGGTATCGATGGAAAAGGCGAAATCGCCCAGCATCATCATCACCCGGGCGGCCTGTGCACCACGCGCCGCGCTGGCCCCTGCCTGCCCGAAGTCTTCAAAGACAGGAATGATTTCACTCACCAGATTTGCCCTCCGTCCAGCATGCTGCTGTCACCCCTAAAAGCCGGGCTGCTTTTCGTCACAGCCTCCACCTCGTCAGCAATCCCCCGCTCGTCCTGCCCCGGTGCGCCGTGAATTTCAAACCGGTATTCGAACCGGCGGTTGTCAGTCAGTTGCCGGGGCGCGGGTGCGGCGTCCGCTGCATCCAGTTTCTGCAGCAACATATCCCAGCGCCCTTCCGCATCCGTGCCGGCATTCCCCCCGCCGTCATCAGCATTAGCGGAAAGCGGCACGGTACGCGGCACCGGAGTCTGCCGGAGCGTGTCCGGCTCCGTTATGCCCGATACCACCTGCAGGGATGTTTCAGGCGGTAATGGCGCCAGCAGGGTCCGGGGATAATTATCCCACGCCGTCGGTCCGTTACCGGGCATGACAGGCTGTTGTGCCGGCTTGATTAACCCGTCCGGCCCGAACAGGCCGCCGCTGTTCTCGGGGGTCAGATACTTATCGAGGGTGGTGTTGAATGTTTCCTCGTCATCACGGAAAAACCCCCGGGTGTCCCGGTACGATTTTTTCACGTCATCCACCAGCGCCGGTTTCTCAGCGAGCTGCTGCTCAAACCATTCGCCCTGCCCGTTTTTCTGGGCCGTCATACGGGCGATATCAACCGAACCGGTCATCGCCAGCGATTTCAGGACATCACGCTGATCGCTTCGCTCATCCGGCAGCAGCCAGGACAGTTTTTTCGCCAGCGCGAACGCCACCTTTCCGACGAAAACGATCCCCTGCCCGAACGTCAGCACCCCGGGGTAGAGGTCATTACGCAGAAAACTGACGATGCGCTTTATCCCACCGCCTTTAAACCACTCCGCCATATCATCAGTCAGACGGCGGATATCCGGCGCCAGTTCGTTACCGAGCTGGCCGGAGATTTCCGCCACCGCTGAAGAGAAGACGGTCTGCAGATTCGTAATGGCGCGGTTGCCTTCCATTGCGCCTTCAGCACCCTCTTTCGTGACGAGGTTATACCGGCGCTGCTCGTCCATCAGATCGCGGTAACTTTTCCCGGACTGCTTCAGAAGCATCAGCAGCTTGCTGGCCTCGCCGCCAAACAGCGAATCCAGCGCAAACGAGGCTTTCGATTCATCCTGCAGGCTGAGCGCGCGCTCGACGATTTTCTCAAACTGCGCCATATCGCTGAGGCCGGCTAAATCTCCCGCCTTAAACCCCAGCGTTTCAAACGCGTCCTGCAGCGATCCCTGCTTGCCGTTCTGCTTGTACTCCCCCGCCTTGTGCAGATACTCCTCGAACAGATCGCCGATGTTCTCCCCGTTCATGTCGTACTGTTTTGCGAGCGTGTCCCAGGCATCAAACGTCGGAATGTCCACGCCATAACTTTTCGCCACGCCGGCACGCCGGGCCGTCTCCGCGTTGGTGGCCGCAGGGGCAATCAGGGTGCCCAGGGCGGAAGCCACCACCCCGCCGCCGCCGATCGCCAGCCCCGGCGCCACCATAGAGCCCAGCTGACCGGCGATACCCAGACCGCGGCGAAACAGACCTTTACCGGCACCCTTGAATGCCGACAGCCGCTGTGCCTTCTGCATCTGCTGGTTCAGCTTCTGCTGCTCGGCTTCGGTTTTGCGGATTTCACGGGACACGTCACTGTACCGCCGCTTAAGGTCGCCCAGGCTTTGCCCGGCGAGCTTTGCCCGCTTGATTTCCGCCGCCAGCTTAGTCTGGTCTTTCGTCAGTTTTTCTGACTGCTTCCCGACGTCCTTCAGGCTCTTTTGCAGGACGTTTGCTGAACGGCCCCATGAACTGTCGATATTGCCGCCAAAGGTAATGACGGCCTTAAGGTTCTGGCTTAATCCGGCCACGATTTACCGCCTCCACTTCGTCGGTGAGAAAATCAGAAAACACGCTGAACGGCATATCCAGGTATTCCGTCAAGGGAAAATGCAGGCGCCGCCCGAGAAAGCGTATCGCCCGGATCAGGCTTCTTTCGGTCGCTCCGCGGGCGGGAGCATAAAAACATTAAACGCGTCCAGCAGCTGCGCATAATCCGCCGCCGTCAGCTGCCAGATATCCTGCTCGCTGAGGTTGCACAGCAGCGCAATCATGCGCGCTTCTTTTTCTTCCTCACTGCCGCGGTCTTTGGAAAAGGCGATGCGGTCACGCACAAGCGGCTCGCGCAGCGTCACCTGTTCGAGGAGTCCGCCGTTCTCAACGGAAACAGGGGAATACAGTTTAATAACGCGGGTTTCGCCGGGAAAATTCATAATACTCTCCGTAAAGTAAAAACGGCCCGCAGGCCGTTATAGAAAGGAAGTCAGACTCAGAGGCGAACTTTAGCCGCCAGGCCGGATAACACATCCACACCATTCACGCGTCGCGCGAAGCGTTCAGTATCAATGGCAAAGAGCTCGCGGCCGTCTTTGGTCTGGCGGTAATAGCTCACGGCGATATCCACCGTGACGGCATTTTCCGACAGGCTGTCCTTGCCCCGCGCATCGGGCGTGACGGTCTGCACAAAGCCCTCAATCTCCTCAATGGTGCCCAGTGCCGTACCGTTCGCCAGATAGCCCTGATACGCGGTAAAGCGCGGACGGCTGCCGCTGACAAAACCAAAGGCGGTCAGCATGTCCACGTCCACCCCGTAAAACTTCAGCTGGCAGGTGAGAGCCTCCATGCCGTCATCGACGGGGGATGGCGCGTCCTGCGCGCCGGTGCGCAGATCGGTTTTGACGATGGACAGTGCCGGCGGCGTGAATTCATGCGCGCCCTGAATGCGGATCCCCTGCCGGAAAAAGGTCCAGACGCGTAACGTGTTTTTTTCGCTCATGCTGCCAGCATCTCCTCAAGCGCATAGTTGTTATTCACCCGGACGCGCAGGCTGATAAGCTCAGTCGGCGATTTCGGACCAAAGTCATAGTTAATGTACAGCACGCCCGCCGCCATGCTCTCAGCGGTGTTAAGCTCCTCATCCAGCCAGCCGCGGCCGCCGAAGATGGCACCAAGCCCGACCAGCTGGCGCATCCAGGCGTTGATGGTGCCGATAATGTCGTCGGCGTTTTCCCGGTCCAGCGGACGGTCAACGTACTCCAGCATCGTTTCCTGAATGCTGTCCTCGATGACATCAGCGGTACGGCGGACCGATTCGAAGCGCCACTGTGGGTTGGTGCCACACAGACGGTTGCCCCAGTGCTTAAACCCGGCCCGGCGGATGATGGTGGAGACGTTCTGCATGTTGAGCAGGTTTGCATCGCAGTTTTCATCGCCGAGAATGAACTCGTCGATCTGCTCCACGCCGAGAATGTTGTTAATGTCCTGGTTGGACTTACTCCACCACCAGCCCTTCTCAAAGTCGATGCGGGCGCGCAGCCCCGCCGCGAATGCAGAATACGGTCGGTAGACCAGCTGGCCGTCGGCATTGCTGACCTGTACGCGCGGGCGCAGCAGCTCGGTACGCATGCCGTAGGACTGGCGGCGCTGGACCACCTCCTGCAGCGTGGCTCCGGATGAACAGTCAACGTACGCCACCGCCCGCAGTTTGCCGGCCATGGTTTCCAGCGCCTTGCCGACGGCATCATCCTCACTGAACCCTGGCGCAATCAGGATGCGGGGCTGATACGTCGTCACGGTTTTCGCTGACGACAGCGCGCGGATCCCTGTCAGCAATGCAGCGCGCGTTTCAGATTCATCACCCTCCTCCGCCTTATTGTTCCCTGCCGCAACACGTACAACGACTGTCAGGGCATTGCGCTGGTCGTTAATTTCCGTCAGCGCCTGCTTAAGCGTGCCGGTTTCCCCGAGGCGCGAAATCATCGTGGTGCCAACAATCGCCACAGGAGTATTCAGCGGGAACGGTTCATCCTCACCGCCAGCAAGCTGAAGCGTAAATGGCGTAACCATGCCGCTTCCCGTTCCGTTGATAACCACTTTCACTGCCGTAACGGATTCCATTGCGTTTTTTACCGCGGCGGAATTTGCAGTAAGTTTCCCTGTTGCATCACATCCCAGCGTTATGTTCAGCGTGATACCGTCCATTTCAGCGGTGGTCGGTACATCCTGAGGATCGTCCTTATCCGGCACACCTGCTACTGCATTCACAACAATCTGATTACCTGCGCGTCCCGATGCCGCTGCCGTGAAAATCATCTCATTGAAAAGCAACGGCGTACCCGCCGTTCCCGAAGCCGCGACGCCTGCTGATGCATCAGGCGCAGTACCCACCAGACCGATAATTGCCGTCTGGATCGTCGTAACCGCGACCGTACCGGATGTCAGTTCAATCGTTTCCACACCATGTAAATTCGCCATTTATTTTCTCCAGGCATAAAAAAACCTGCTCAAGCAGGTCACATTTTCTGATTAGGTTTTCCGGTCGTGCCGCCACTGTCTCCACGGTGATCGTGATCATTGAACGTTTTACGGATCCCGCTCATTTTCCCGGTACCGTCCGAAATCTCCTGTGTCGCGCCGATATTTCCGGACACGTTCGTGTCGGCGTTTATCTGCGTTTTCCCCTGCACGGTCAGGGTGTCGGTGATTTCCACCGGACCATCGAGCGTTCCCTTTCCGATAATTTTGTAGGTCCCGCCCTCCGCCAGCGTGATGGTCAGGGCATGCGCGGCGCGGTCATACCGGATCTCGGTACCGTCACCGTAGCGGGTGATATGTTCGCTGTCGCTGCCCTCCGGTACCGGCAGACCGCCGGTATTCCAGCCGGGAAACACCCGTCCGTTGTTGAGTTCGCCCGCCTCCGACAGCACCGTGACCGCATCGCCCACCGCATACGGATTCGAGTCAGCCCGGTTTGCCCCGGAAAAACCCTGGCAGAGCGGCAGCCAGGTAGTGGTGATGTCGCCCAGATCAACCCTGCACTTCGGTATACCGTCATGCTTAACGGAATGAATAACCCCGCGCCGCACGATATTCGCAAGACGGCGCTGTAGATCGCCCTCAATATCACTCATCAGGTTTCGCCTCATAAATCAGCTGATAATCGTCCACATGCTTGCGCCCGATATCCGGTGCCTTGCCCAGCCAGGCCGCTTTCAGCGGAGCATTCAGCGGCGCAAACGGATCGGCACCAAAGGCGGCTGACTGTGTGAAGGAGATTCGCCAGACCAGGTAATCATCCATGCGCGGATCAAACTCATCCCGTGACGCATCGATAAAGACGGCTGGCTCCAGATGCGTCAGGCCGAACTGCTGGCCGTCAATCCACTGTGTGATATCGGCGGCGGCCGTGCGCAGGAAAATTTCGGGTCGGCTGACGCCTGCCCCTGCCGCATCCACAACCACGAACAAGTCGCAGGCGAAATTCACGTTAAGCTGCCCCTCGTTGCCCCCGTTCCGCTCCCAGCTGTTAATAGAGAAATACACCGCCGGGGTGGTCAACCCGGTAAAGCGTGGCACGTTTTTTTCCGGGTAGGCATCTGCATCACGCACCCACGCAATTTTTTTCAGCGCGCCGGTGACAGCATCGTGATACTGCCCCAGCAGCAATGGCTCAGCCATGATTAACCTCAGACAGAAATACGGGCTTTCACACGCCCGCGCAGATCGGTTTCAAAGTGATGCATGAAAATATCCATCGCCTCCGCAAAGGCGTTATCTTCGATGTAGTTCAGCATCGGCTCATAAATATCCACTTCCGCCTCACGGGTTCGACGGGTATCAGGATCGCGAATAACCACCGTCCGCCGGTTTTCACGGCGGGAGCGCGCCACCTCCCCGTTTTCAAACGTGCGCGGGGAAAGCAGGCTGCCCTTTGGGGTGAATCCGGCGTTTTCTGCCTGGCGTCGCGCCTTGATATACCGCCCGGTGGATTTATCCCGCCGGGTATGGTGAGGCCTGACCCGCCCGTTAATCCGGCCTTTCAGGTCTTTTACCTTGATGGCATTGAGACCAAACCAGAGACGAAAATTATCCAGTTGTGACTGAGAAGCGCGATCAAGACGAAAGGAAAGCAGACGCCGGCGCACCAGATCCAGGCTGCGTGGCGCCAGCCCGTCTTTCAGGTCTGCCATCGCTTTTTTACGCAAGGTGGCGGCGGTACGTTTCAGGGCGCGAGAGTACGCCGCCCGAAACTGTTTATGGGTGGCACCGATGTGCTCCGCTATCCGCCAGATGGCATCCACATCGATATCGACAGGCAAATCCCGTCGCAGTCTGGACTCACGCGCCATGTCAGCTCCACTTATTGATATCCGGCTGCACCTTACCCGGTGCGCCATACGCCAGCGTGACACGGGTGCGGCCTTCTTCATCAGCCCCGACGTGCGTCACACGATAAGCCGTGCCGTTGATCTCAACGCTGTGATGCTTCTCAAGCCCCGCGATATCGGCGGTCATCGCGCTGAAGGCCGGAGAGCGATCCTGAATTTGCCCCCCGCCGGGCACATCAACCGGGGCATCAGGCGTCTCGAAAATCACGGTAACAGAACGCAACTCAGCGTCGATAGACAGGACGGCGGGCAGCGTCTCGGAAAAAGCCCGGGAGATCCGGGCATCCGCACGGGCCAGCCGGGCACGAAAGCGGTTCATCAGTATCCCAGCCGGACCGGAACAGTATCGGCGTCCGCCGCAGCCGCAGCCCAGGCCGTACCCGCCAGGGGGTTCGGCGTCGCCGACTCACCCGTTTCCACTGTCAGTTTGCCGTCTGCCAGATAGAGCTTCTGACCAACAGTGACCGCCTCCGCCGCTTTTGGCAGAACGAACACCCCCGTGGTGTGCAGCACGCCCCACAGCCCTGCCGGGATGTCATCGTGAGCGACACCAACCAGCGCCCCTGAAAGCACGGCGTCACCCGAATGAATATCGGTTGTACCGGTATTCTGAAAATCAAGGGTGTTGCCGTCCTGCTGATAATTTTTCGCCATTTTTCTCTCCAGACAAAAAGGAGCAGCACGCGCCGCTCCGTAATAAAAAAACCGTCAGATGACGGTCGTTATTTTTTGGTGACTTTAACCATGCCGCGCCAGTCAAGCGGTGCCACACCTGCATCGATACGCACCTTAAACGCGGCACCGTCAACGGTGAAGCCCTGCTGCTGCTCCAGATATGGCGTATCAATACCGTCCAGATACGCCACTTCGATAGTGTCGCGTCCCTGCGCAGCGGTCAGGTAATAATCGGTCGGGCTGCTGTCATCCAGACGCGCCTCAGAGGCCACCGTCACAAAGTTCTGAATCGGGTTAACAATACCGCTGTTCGCATCCGCGCCCGGCACGCTTGCAGACTTGATCAGCTGGTTAGCCCGGGACTCAATCGCCACTGGCGTCAGCATCCAGGCCGGGCGAATATTCAGACGGCGATCGCCGGATTTTTGCAGCAGCATCGCCTTACGCGCCGTATCCAGGCCTTCGATACTCAGGTCGGCAGAGACCAGGTTGCCGTGGTCAGCGTGGAACAGCGGCTTACCGTCCGACATTTTCGGGTTGCTGGTCAGCACTGCCCACACCAGATCGCCCACGGTGGCACGTGCAGCGAGCCCCATCGCCTGTGGGATACGGGTCAGCATGTCCAGGTCATCGTTAATGATGGTGTGGCGGTCAATGCTGAACAGCTCACCATAGGTCGCCAGGGCAATTGGCTCACCGCGATCCTTGATGGTGACATATTTATATTCCGCCCCGGCGCGGACCTTGCGAAGCGATGCCAGTGATTCAAGACCGACGCGGTGCGCGGTTTTAAAATCGGTCAGCGTACCCTTACGGGTCCACTGTTCGAATGACTCTGTGGCCTCATCCCAGCCCAGCAGAGCCGCCTTGTGCGCCACGTCCATCAGGATATTGCCGAAGTCGCTGCTGCTGTGGGTGAACGCCAGACCGACCATCGCCTGCGCCGTTCCTGCGCCGGAGATCCCGATACCGCGATCCACCAGAGAGGCGCGCGCCAGCTCGCGCAGGGTGTAGCCGTTGTAAGCGTTATCCTTCTCGGCCTGCGCATAACCCGCGCGGGTCATCACCGCTGCACGAATGGAGTCACCGACCAGATTACCGTTACCGGCATAAAGATGAATGGCCCCCGGACCGGCGCTCGGAGTGGTACCCGCCGCCAGCGCCTGCAGCAGTTTGTCGCGGGCTTTCTCAGCGCTGCAGGTGAAGTCGGCGAGGCACTCCGCCTTCAGCGTGGCGAAGGTGGGGAACGCCTCAAAAACGGCAGAAACCGTGCTCACTCGCTCGGCATTTGATGCCTGCATCTGCTGCTGCAGCTGCTGCGCCAGCGCGGCGACATCGATGTTTGTCATCTGCGGCGCGGGTTGCTGTGTCGCTGGCGGAGTAAGATTCGCTTGTACCGGTGCGGGCTGCTGCACCGGAGCAGGCTGCTGTGGCTGATTCACCGGAGCTTCGGCGCGCGGCGCAAAAAGGGATTTAATCTGTTCTGGCATGTTCTGGTAATCCTTCAGTTTATTTTCATTCACACAGGCCGCGGCCTGCAGTTCAGGTTCAAGCGTGTCGGCGAAACCTTTTTCCACCGCCTCGGCCCCGTTAAGCCAGGTCTCCGCTTTCAGCATCGCCTCCAGCTCCTCCTGCCCCAGTCCGGTTTTGTTCATGTAGGCACTGAGCATCAGGGCTTCATTCCGGTCAAGCCAGGCGGCGTAGTCGCGCATGTCGTCAGAGTCCCCGGCAATGCCGCCCCACGGTTTATGAACCATGATCCAGGCGTTTTCCGGCATGTGCACCGTAGCGCCGGGCAGGCAGACAATCATCGAGGCCATGCTGGCCGCCACGCCGTCCACCCAGATATCCACCTTTGCTTTCAGCCGTGACAGGGTGTTGTAAATGGCAAAGCCCTGCATGACATCGCCGCCGGGGCTGTGGATATGCAAATCCACCGCGCTGGCGTCAAACACCCCCGCCTCCTTACAGTCCGCGACAAACTGCTGGGCAGTGATGCCCCAGCCGCCGATCACGTCGTAAAGGAAAATTTCAACACGCCCGGCGGCCAGCGCGCGGATCTCATACCAGCACTGCCCGTTTGCCGCATCGACACCCGCCAGGCTGGCGCGGGGATTAATCATCATCGTCCGGCTCGCGCCGCTTATCGTTTGTTTCTGCCGTTGCATCTGGCATCGCTCCTTTGTCATTGGCGGCGTCGGAATCAAACACCAGCCCGTGTTGACGGTTAAATTCGGTTTCACGCAGTCGCTGGCGCTTAACCTCCTGCGGATTTTTACCCCGGGCGCGTGCCCATTCCGCTTCAGTACCCGCGCCGCCACGCACAATGGCTTTCCACGCGCTGGCCTCTTTACCCGGATCAATCCACGGCATCACAGGCCCGAGATAAAGCGCGTTATAGAGGGAATTCGGATCCACATCTGGCGGGACTTCAACGCCGCTCAGCAGTGCCATCGCCACCCAGGCGCGGTATACAGGACGGCTGTGCTGGCCGACAAACCACTGCTGCAAAACGTTGTAACCTTCGAAGCTTTCCACCAGCTCCTGGCGCTGGGAGCTGTAGGTGCCGTTATAGTCCCGGGCAATACTGGAATAGCTGCCGCGCGTACCGGCGGCCACGGCCCGCATCTGCCCGTTCCGGAATTCATAGAGGTGTACATTCGGACGGTTTGACTCCACCATGCCCAGGTCCTCGCCGGGCTTGAGATCGTCATAAATCATCCCCGGCGCAATATCGTAGTGACGCTGGCCGCCAGGCGTTGAAAACTCACCGTCATCGCCAAGAGACTGCGCATCGCCACGCTTGATATAGAACCCCAGCGCGGCGGCAATACGGGCAGCGACGCGTTCACTCTCTTCGTAATCCTTAATATCTGACAGCCGTGTAATCACACCGTGGATCAGGCTGATGCCGCGCAGCTGGTGCAGGCGCTTGCGTTGCGCCAGGTGAAGCATGTTGTCGGCAGAGACGGTTTTAAGCTCGGCGCTGAAGCGCGTCATGTTTGCCGGATGATATTTGTAAACCCGGTATCCGGTGGGTCGTCCCCATTCGTTAACGATGATGCCCTGGCGCACCTGCTGGCCGGCAGTACTGTTCAGATTGAACGGTACAAAATCCGCCTCCAGCATTTCCAGCGAGAAGGGCACAGAAGTGGCGTGCTGCAGGCCCGGCACATTCCCCCTGACCAGCTGCGTGAACACTTCCCCGTCACGCAGCGCTGAACGCAGCAGCAGACGTTCAGCCTCCGGGCGGGTAAACATGCCGGTCACTTCCGGACGCACGGACCATTCCGCCCAGAGCGCCGAAAGCTGCCCGGCAAAATCGGAATGGAGATTACCCTCCAGATCGAGAGGCTGGGGTTCAACATGGATGCCGTGAGCCCCAATCACCCTGTCTTCCATTTTGTCGAACAGGCCGATCACCAGATCATGGTTTTCATCCAGCCAGCGGGCCTGTTCCCGCAGGGACTGGCCTGCGGCAAATACCGATGTGTCCGCTGACTGGCTCTGTTTTTTCGCCTTGTGCAGCCGTGAGGGGTTTGCCGCTTCATAAGCATTGAGCCGGAGACGGTCCCGCGCGCGTGCCGCTGCCCACCCGGGAGAAATAGCTCCAAGTGTTCTTTCAAGAATGCCCATAGAATGCCTTACAGAAAGTTAGCGAGTTTGTACGATCCGCCGCGGCTGTTAACCGTCCGCCAGCGCCGCTCCCAGTATTCAAGCTCGTCGCGCAGCGCTTTCGGATCGTGGTTGGTAATGGCGCGACCGTTTACGCCGGTAAAGGAGATACTCTTGCCGTCCAGCGAATCCTGGTAGGCCTGGCGCACCATCAGCAGCGTTTTCCAGATGTCGTCTTTCGTCACAGCAACCAGCCTCCCCTACCGGAAGACCCGAGCCAGCTGCCGGAGAGTGCTGTGTCCTTTTCAGGTTCAGCCTGGACAGGCGACTGAACAGGTTTTGATTTTTTCACGGATATCTCCCGGGGGCGTTCCCCTTCAAAAATATTTGGATTGAGATCCTGCGGCCCCGCCCATGCAGGGGGAGTTTCCCAGTCTCGAATTTTTTCGTAGCCGCGCAGGACCGCCACGGCGTGGGCATAGCAGAACAGGTCAAAGGCTTCGTTGGCACCCTTGCCGGGCTTGCGCCATTTTCCGTCCGCGCCGCGCTCTTCGTAGGTCAGCTCCTCGTAGAACCATTCCCCAAGCCAGTCGGGAAAATGGATATAGCCCGCACCGGGGGTCTCACGGTCCAGGTTGTTGCTGAGCTGATCCTTGAGCAGGTCGGTCTGCAGCAGGTACACCGGCACCTCGCCGCGCGCGTCGGCGCGACGATCGCTGCGTTCGGTATTATTCGGGTGGGTTTTGGTGATGACTTTCTGGCGTTTTGTACTGTCGCCCTTAACCAGGTAAACACGTTTACCCAGGCCATCACGGCGGCACTGGCGCCAGAATTTATAGGCGTTGTCGGTCACGCCCTCTTCACCGCCGCTGTCGACGGCCATCGCCAGTACCGGCATACAGCGCGTCGGATCAGCCTGCAGCGCATAGGTCTTCTCCAGCACATCGGAGACCAGCAACTGCCAGTCCTCCGGATACGCGCCGGGGTGAACAGGCTCCGCCTCGCCATGCTCATTGCAGCGCAGGGACTGGCGGATGTTGTAGCGGTCCACCAGCCAGCGCTCGCCGTTTTCGCCATAGCCAATAATCTGCACGACGAAACGGCGCTTTTTTCCCCCCTGGACGTCCACGGCCGCCAGCAGAAAACGCACTTTTGGCGGGACCAGGCGTTTACCGTAGTCTTCTGCGCGCAACATTAACGCATCGGCGCGTCGCTGTTCGCTGGCCGAGCGCGGCAGGTACGGCAGCCCCCAGTCGGTGTTGATTACCGCCTTCAGGGTTTCTTCGCTGCCTGTCGCCTCGTACTCCTGCTCAGCTGTCAGCAGCTTGTACACCAGCTGCGCCCAGGTCTGGTATGCGGCTGCGGGTCCTTCCATCCAGAACGATGCTATGCGCGAACGGCGAGGCTCGCCGGAAATATTGCCGTCACGGTCAATGCTCTGGCCTTCACGCAACCAGACTCCCACCCCGTTCAGCTCGCGCTTTTTGTCTGCCGTGATAATACCGTTGCAATGCGGGCAAAGCAGATGGGCCGCCTCACTGGCTTTCACCGGATCAGGCTCAACGCGGTAACCGGTCATCGCCTCCATCGCTGGCTGAAAATATTCACCGCAGTGCGGGCACGGCCAGTACCACCGGCGGCGATCCCCACGGTTGTACAGAGAAAGCGCGCCAGTCGTGGGGGGCGCTTCATGGGGAGACTTACGCCGCCATTTACTGTCGCGAATGTCCCGGCCTGGCGAACACTCCACCAGGGTCATGCCGGCGGACATAAAGGTGGTGGTACGTTTGGACGCCAGGGTAAAACCATCGCCCTCGCCGTCAATATCCTCGGGGAAACGGTCATAATCCGTCAGCGCCACGCATTTAAAATCTGACGAGGACATGATGTTGATGGAAGGCCAGCCAATCTTGAGATAGTTACCGGCCAGGAACGTCCGATCGTGCACGTTGTTGTCGTTCCGCAACGGGCTCAGGCGTTTAGCAACCTCCGGACTCACGCGGAAGGTTCGCGCCAGACGTTTTTTAGAGTGTTCCCGGGCTTTCTCTTCCGTCATCTGGACGACCAGCATATCCGACGGATCGCAGACGATGTTGTAGACGACCCAGCCATCAACCAGGCCAATCGTTTTACCCGTTCGCGCCGGACCCACAAACACCACCGCATCGTATTCACGCATCGCCAGACAGTTCATCGGCTCAATCACATAAGGTGCAACGGCAGGATCCCACGGGACTGAGTTACCGGCTCCCATCGGGACGCGCATAAATTTCTGTACTGCCTCAGCCACAGGCATACGGCGAGGAGCTTTTAGAATGGCGGAAGCGTTACGCCTGACTTCCGCTGCCGTGGCCTGTTGCATGACTTACTCCTCTTCTGGCATATCCTCCTGTTCCGGTGAGTCGGCCTGCTCAACTTTGTGGGCTATCTGATCGCGCAGATCGTCAATAACCTGCTGCACCCTGACAACAGCTGCAGGGGTCATCGCGCAATCGCGTTCGAGAATATCGGGTAGCGTTTCCAGCACCTGAACCATCGCTTTCGCCATGGAGGAAAACTCTCGGGTGACTTCCGATGCCGGGATCAACTCCCCGGTTTCCTGCTGAAACTTTAGGCGTTCACGCTCCGATTGAAACCAGGCCTTACGATCGGGGGGAAGCATTTTGTCGACGTCCACCAGCTCGGACGGTGTGGTGCTTGTCAGCAGCTCACGCAAAATATCGGTGATGGCATAAAGCTTCAGTTTCGGGTTGCTGCCGGGTGCGGGTTGCACATTTGCCAGCTTGCCTGCGACCGTCTGACGGTGCAGATCGGTAATGGCGGCCAGCTGAGTGATATTCAGCCGGAAATTTTTCAGTTCGTTATCCATGATGGTGAACAAAAAATAGTCATTTCGACATCCTGCAAATGCTCAGGACTGAAATATCAATAGGTTAAACGGATGATGATGAAACCCATAAAATGCAAAAAACTAGCCGTTTTCCGCGTGTCGTCGCCCCCTCGGTGTTCAAAATTGTCAGGAGTACCTTTCCAAAAGGAAAATTGATATTGTCAGTTATCCTCTGTAGGGGATAAAACTTCTCATATGCCCAGCAGGGGATAACATTAAGTTAATTCCTAAAATTTACCGCTTACGCTTGTAAAATCAGCCTCGTCATCCATCCTTAAAAATCTCTGAGCTGGCTCCTACCAACACCAGAGAAAGCAACTCCTTAGAGTAAGAAGCACAATAAAACATTTTCCTGCCCTCTTCGTGAGGGCTTTTTTTTCGAAAAAAAAGCCAGTTCGGACAGAACTGGCTGGATCTAGCAGTAAGTAGATAGCACATCACACTTAGCTCGATTTTTAAGCTATTCCATTAGTCTTTCATTCAGTTGCCGGGTGCCTCCCGGTGAATTTGCCACAGTCTGCAAATCCGCAAACGTTACGTGCAACACTGACTGCTTGCCCCACCGCAGAGGGGGATTCAGCCGAATGATAAAGATATCGATTCACTTGTGTACATTGAAACTAGTACACAATTTCATTTTGGAAGTCACATTAAAAAACAAATAAATTCAGATGAAACAATAACATATGAAATTAGTAATCACTTATAAATCACAACATAAAGCATTTAAACTTATAACTGAGATTTCTCTTAGGCTTTGCTTTAAAGTCCGAGCCTCCTTGAAACGAAGACCGTTTTGGTCTCCCTTCCGAAGTGTTGGATTTCAGTTTGGAAGGGAAATTTTTTAAAAGCAGCCCATAGTCAGATTAAACGCCTAAGGTTCATTTTCTTAACCTCTCCAGGAGGTCTTTTTCGAATGTACCAGTACTTTTGCATTCTACTGGCTTGACTTTATCATTCCCGTCCGCAGTTACGAGACCAGCAGTCCCTGTGATAGATACTGAGACGTTCGATCCTTCTCCTGCACTCCATACCTGCGTGACTACGCGATAACGCTCCTGAATGTTTTGAGTTTGCTTAACCTCTGCACAATCCAGCATCAAGGAAGCGAGTTCTACATCATCACCAACTGCTGCAACGATCCCGGTTGTCTGGTCATTTATAACAGCGGGGATCCCTTTTTGTTGATAGTAAAGTTGAACCGAATTAATCAGTTCATCAGGCTTGCGGTTGCCAATTTTCACCACGGAAGCTGACTCAGCCATTCCTGCCGCATCATCACTTTGACTGGTATTTTGCGCATCGCCCCCTGTTTTGACAGGCCCATACACACTTATACAGCCACTAAGTAAAAACGGCATTAAGCAATAAGCAATTCTCAACATAGCATCACCTATAATACAAGGTAGTGCATGCTGTTAGCTGAGAGCACAAAACTGCCAGTACGAAAAGTTTATACTTCATCGAGAACTCCTTTTTAAAAATAATATCAATTAGCTTTCATGCAATCATTTACTGTATGCATATCAGGATATTGCTTAGCCTTGACCATGGTTATATTAAGTATTCAGCCCGCCAGTGTGGGACGCTGGTGCACTCAGATATGGAGGGATAGCTGATTACCTCTGTAAGGGAATTGTTACATGCTTGATTATTTTTTGTTAACATACTCTGTCAATAAGGTCGGTACAACGCAGCAGGCAAAAGATATATCTGACAGCGTTCGATTGGATATTGGCAAATTAAAAAAACGCGAAAATCTTGAATCTTGGAATGAAGATTTAGCAGATCCATTCGTCGATTGGGAAAAACTCGATGGTTTAGAAACAGCTATCAAAGGGCTTATCCGTGTTCAAGGCGAGAGCAATTCGGAAAAGGAAAGAGATATAACTCGCAAGTTTAATTTGATTTTCCGCCAGATTCTTAAAGAAAATAACGCAAAATCGAGCACAACTATCATCAAGTGCGCATGCATGATTGAGAGTGTAGGTACCACAACAGAGTTTGAAATAACAAATAATTAAAGCTCAGAATATTGAAAACATGAGCTTGTTACAAATTATTTTTCTGATAACAAGCTCATTTTTGTTTTAATTATAGATATTGAGATCTTTTTCTACTTCCTGATAAGCCCAATTTGCTATATCTGAGCAACCCTAATCCTGTAATCGTAAAGGATAGTACTTGGACCAATATTAGCTGCGTCTTGCGCAGCATTCCGATTTATCGGGAAACATAAAACACCCTGCCAACTTTATGCTGACAGAATGTTTGGTTGTCGTATCACTTTTTATTTCTTAAATCGCACTCTCAAGTACAAAGTACTTTCCACGATTAATTTTGGATGGAGTTCGTATTAGCAATTGACTTCAATACTTCGGGCAATTGTTCCGACAGATACATATCACTAATTTTGGGGAGATCTGCAACATAAAGTTCATATGGCATCCAGAATGTACGGCCATCGAAACGATCTATTTCGAATACTGTTCGCTGAACGCTATCAGGGATGTTATTCCAGTCCGTGCTTCCCGGTGCATAAGGCCCTTTATAATTTGCCCAATTCCACGGGTTATGTAGCCTTACAAGACGAATACCATTCCACTCTTGTGCATCGATAATTGCGTAAGCATGGCCACCCACCAGGTAATGAGGTTTACTTCCTGTTCCCTGATAAGTCACACGGTGTCCGTTTCTAAAAATGTCATTGAATTTTGACGACCAGACAGTATCAAGATTACTTTTCGAAATACTTGTATTTCCCGTGGATTTTATACCCAGATACTTTTCATTGCCACCACCCAGTTTTCCATAGCCATTTTTGAGTTTAGCGAAGGCTTTTTCGATAATAAAATACCAAAATTCTTCTTTGTCGATCATTGCTGAATATCCAGCCTGAGGAATAAGATCATCAACAAGCAAATACCCTATATCCTTACCATTCACGATACGTACAGAGTAAATACCGATTGGGTTGTACACACATGGATAAATGGAAGAAAACAAGAGATTGTGTCCATTTGGATGAACAGCAACAGCACCAATTGAGCATACAAACCCGCAATTACCCAGACCTTGCTGGGACATATCAATCATATCCGGACCATTGACATAAAGCTTAGGATTTTTAATAGCATCCCCAACGCGTTTATGTGATACCACATCACTGCCATACCATCTTGAAGGCGGAAAGGCATCATCTGTGATATAGGCTTGTTCTACACCAGCCTGCGCCATCAGTTGTGGAACAGGATCTGTTCTATATAATGTTGCTGCTCCCAGTGTGAAAGGGGAGCATTTATTTAATATTTCGCTACATCCACTCAGTTTTTTCACTTTCGATGGCTTGCTTTGCAGAGCTTTTTGCAATTCATCTGATGCATAAACTTCACGCCCGGTATTCTGTGAAGTTCGTTCAGGAGATTCGGGCCAGCTTTTAGTATCTGTTGCAGAAATGGCTTTTACATCAAAAGTTACCAGACTCATATTTACCTCATTCTTTCGTTTATGATATTAACTACAATCACCCCGTTTCCGAGATGCTACAGACATGTCATTTATGAAATGACTCAGTTGATAATTTTTAAATACTGAAAAGCCTTTTTGGTTAGGTTACACCTCCTAATAATTCAATTTTCTTAAAATTAAGTCAGGGTGTTATCTTTTTTTTCAAAACCCTGAAGGATCGACTGTTTTAATCATGAATCACCCCGTTTGCAAAAAAGCCCAAATGTGAACCCCAGCACCAGCCCGCAAGTAAATAGCATAAGCGCCATAATTCTTGCTTCTTCCATTTTATTCCTCCGCGATTAAGTGCGAAATCAGCAGCATTAATTACCCCAATTCTGGCAGTTCGCCTGCCACGCTTTGTTATGCGCCAGGATGTCGCGCTTTGTCTGCTTATCAAGAACGTCAATATCGTGATTTGTGAGGTAAATAATTCGAGTCCACAAACAGCCCGTATCAATCATCACCGGGGCGGGTGAAGTTTTCGCGCAGCTCGCGATCAACATCGTTATCAGGCATGTGATTAACAGTCTGCTGGACATTACTGGCCTCTTTGGTAACTTCTGCTTTACGTTCTACCGTGGCTATTGCTGCCGCTGCATTCTCTTCAGTGCGCTGCTGATTAGCTTTTGCCTCTGCCTTTCCGCTGCCGCGAATATTCCCGGCAATAAACCCGCTAAACGCGACGGCCGCCAGCGCAGCGATACCGCCTAAAATCATTTCGATAATGCTCATAGCTACCTCGTCATATTAATGGTCACCACCAGCGCACCTGCCCGATAAAATAACCGACCGACAGAATGAACAGCACCGACCAGATAAGAAGGAATTTCCAGTTGGGCAATTTTTCAGCCATCTCCCGTATCAGTTTGCTAAAATCGATCACAGCTTCTCCCTGCCTAACTCAGGTGTAGAAACAGAAAACCCCGACTGTTGGCGCAATCGGGGTTTTTGCTTTATGGGTTGGCCTAAACTAACAGCACGGCTTTTGCCTGATTAAAGCGACGCCGACGGTCATCAAGGCCATTTTTACCGCCGTTGATAAGTAGCGTGACGCGCTCCACGTCGCCGGAAAGAAGCAGACATCCGTGAGAGACATAGAACCATGCAGCTGAGCGAGCTGCATATTCATCCTGTTCCAGCAATTCTGGCTGGGTTACAAGGTCCAACTTCAGCGCGTGGCCACAGTTGCGGTAATTGCTAAGCCCGGTGATTTGCTTCAGGCCGCGACCGCGATATTTCCAGCCATCACCAGCAACCTGATTACCCAGGTTCTTTTTGCCCCACTCACCGCCGTAAACCAGATTGGCTATCGCTTTCTGATTTGCCGTTTGCGTTGCCGTTCTGCCAAGTGCGGCGGCCTGCTGGTGGGTAATGCGGTGGCTGCCGAACGTGGGGACCAAGTTTTCCGCCGAATAGTTCAGATTTTCCACCAGCCGGGTGAAGCCGCCGGACTCGTGGCCCATCTGTGCGATAAACATGGCCAGATCGAGCGGCGCGGTAATGCCGAATTCCTTCATGGCAGAATCGATATGTGAAAACCAGCGCGAAGATAGCCCGGCGCTAATGCCAGCCGCCTTCTGGAATTGTGTTTGATTCACGTTATGCTGTCTCCCGTGATGCGAGCGATATTGCCGCCCGCACGCCAGATAGCTACGCAGACAACAATGTTAATGAGGATTTCGCCGTAATCGACCTGTACATAATCACCGTGCCAGATACGAAAGGCTGTATATGCAGGAGCGAGGATTAACCCGTAGGCCAGAAGCTCCATTACTCGGCGGCGGCGCATGCTGCGCTTACGGAAGAACATCAGGCGGCATGAAATCATGATGCAGGCCAGTGCGTTAAGGTGAAGCATCAGCCATGGAAAGTTCTGCATTAGCCACGTCATTCTTCCCCCTTCAGACCAGGCAAGTTTCCGGTCCGTGAACGCTTGAGCACCCTGAGCAGGACAGTCACTGAAACAGTGGATGCCGCCAGTGCCCCAATGGCCGGTGAAACTTTGATGCTGACGGGCGGGCTTAGTTGGTTAAGCCCGGCATTAATCAGTGCAGCAATAATCTCTGAAGCCGTGCCGGCACAATAAATCCCACCAATAAAAGAAATCAGCGCAAACAGTAATTGTTTCCAGATCTTATGGTCCTCAGAGCTGAGGATGTACAGCGCGGCGCCAGCCAGAGAACAGACCATCACTGCTGGTGTGGCTTCAGGAAATAGCGTGGCGAAAGTAACGCCAGTGGTACCAGCGGCCACGCCTGCCGTCACCGTTGCAGATATGGGTTCTGCGGACATTAAGTCCCCCTCTTATTGTCGTGAGTCCTCTCAGAACGAGGGGAAATGAAAAAGGCCGCCCAATGGCAGCCTTAGAAATGAAACGCCTCGCAAAAGCGAGGCGATTAGAAGTGGAGATACCTTATCCAACATACCACCCGAGGTTAATCGGAATTAGACAAGGTGCATTTGGATGGGCGCTGAACCTAGAGGTCAGTATTTTCACACAGCAATTTTGCAAAAAAAGCAGCGCCCATTCAAAACAGAGGCGCTTTTCAGTCACTCCGGGGAACCCATCATCGCAGACCGAAAAGCTTTAACTGGAGCGGGCAGCGGGAATCGAACCCGCATCATCAGCTTGGAAGGCTGAGGTAATAGCCATTATACAATGCCCGCGAAATGCGGGGCTGGTTCCCCGCCGACACGAATACCTTTTAAAGTCTACCGTGCCCAGACTATCGCGTTGGTAGGCCCGCTTTGAAGCAGGTCTACACTTGCCTGGTGCTGACTACCGGAATCGAACTGGTGACCTACTGATTACAAGTCAGTTGCTCTACCTACTGAGCTAAGTCGGCATTGGTCCGCCACCGGAGCCTCGAACCCCGTACTACAACACCAAGGTTGTCACTCTTCCCGATGAGTTAGTGGCGGTTTGGTGGCCCTTGCTGGACTTGAACCAGCGACCGGGCGATTATGAGTCGCACGCTCTAACCAACTGAGCTAAAGGGCCTGGAGCGGGATAATACATAAGCGAAACTACCCTTGCAACAATAAGGTTTTGTAACAGCCGACTATATGACAGGGGTACTGGTGCATTGCACCTTCGCGAATACCCCTGTCGTATCGCCGGATAACAAAAAACCCCGGCAGGCGGGGTTTAAAGTTTTTTCAAATTGTCGCTTTACATCGCTGCCATCGTGGCGAAGCTTTGCCAAGAATGAATGGATTATCTAATTTTCTGGCCCGTTTTCAACATGCAATCTTCATAACAGCACTTTTTGCTAAATTCGGCGTTATCATGAACCTTCTCTCAGGCTTTTCCGTGCCGACAGAAAAACTTTCGCCCTGAATATTTCCAGGCACCAGCGCACACGCTTTCTCGCTTCCGAATCTGTCAGCCATGGCGCAAGGTTCTGCAGGTCTCTGGTGATGTCCGCTATCTTTTTCCGCGAGGTGTAATACTGGCGCCCAACGATATAAACCGGATCCTTCAAATCGAACGCCTGCAGCACGACGTCCTCCATGAATTCAGCGTCATCACTGGTCATAGCCTCGTCAATTAAGCTGGCCGGAGGTTCAGGCCAGAGTATCGAGCGGGCGCGACGCATTGCCTGTTCACCGCGATAACCCTCCTCCCTAGCCTGGGTCAGTGCTGCAGTAAAACGCTCAAGCGCTTTTTCAGACCAGTTCTTCCCCCTGATAACGTTCCAGCATGAATGCCCACACGGTTTCGCCGGTGCTGTGTCGCCGCGGCCACTATCACCCCATACGGTTAGCAGCGATTTAATCCACCCAGACTGGACATCATTCAGGAGAATACTTTTCCCGAGCCAGCTCTTGCGTGGCGCCATTGCTGTTTTTCCCAGCCCTTCAAGATATTGGCGTCTCTGGCGTGGTGTCATTTCATATCCTCGATAATTATCATTCCGGTTTCACCCCATATTTTTGATGCCCGGGCATCCCAAATATGGGAATCATCCTCAAACAAGGCGTCCAGCAGAGATTTAGTTAAGTTGTCCAGATCGGGCTTTTGCTGGTGCGGCTGGCCGTCCATAGCCGCGCGCTTTTTCTTGCTCCAGCTCTGCGGCATCGGCAAAACGAATGTGATATGTGCGCCGCTCTCCGGCACCCGGATTCCATGCAAGCGGGCTTCATCGCAAAATATGCGGTAGCGCATCGCCGGCGGGCGTTGCTTCCATTTATCGGCCCGTGTCATGCGGGGCTTTCCAATCGGGGTGATGATGTATTTAGGCATGCAGCGCCTCCTGGATGCGGGAACCAATCCAGCGCATAACAGGTACCACCATTGAATTGCCGATCGCTTTATAACGTGGACCATCGGCGGCCAGGCGGTATGCCTGCTCTGCAGTCAGTTCTGGCCGGTGATGGCGCAGGTAGGAGTATTCTTCAGCGGTGAGCTGCTTACGTTTTTGTGTCGGGATCAGAGTGTGATTATCAGGGAATCCCTGCAGGCGTTCGCACTCGACAGGAGTCAGGCGGCGAACAGCCATATTTTTCAGTATGTCGGGGTCCTGAGTTCCGTGCACCGACATAACCGCCAAATCGGTTGCGTCTTTATGGTCCCGGGCTTTGCAGGTTGATCCCGTCCCATCATTCACGTATTCACCAAACGCCCTCATGCGAAAAGCTCCCATGGGGATGTAATGTCCAGCTGCGGCCCCTTCCGGTCTACCACCCGCGCCGCCAGTAAATGAATGAGCGGCAATTGTGCCAACTACTGCCTGAAGATGGCCGGCTTGTGCCTGGTTGTCGTCTGCGCCACATGTTCCAACGCCTCGCGCAGTAAGGGCGGCAACGATTTCCGTCGTTTCTCTGCGCGGCGGAGAATTCCGGCGCAGGCCTTCGGACTCAAAAAGAATTTTTGCGGGATCGATATCCCCTCGAGCTGTTGCGACAACAAACACACGTCTGCGTCGTTGGGCCACTCCGAAAAATTGAGCGTCGAGCACTCGCCAGGCAATAGCTCTTTCTGGTCCCAGCACATAACCAGCGTTTGACCATCGCTTCCCTGGTGATTCCAGCGCGCAGCTTTCGCCGGCAAGCCCTGCAAGAAAACATCCGAAAGCGTTATCTTTGCTGCTGAATACGCCGGGTACGTTTTCCCAGACGACGGTGACGGGTGGTTTTCCCAGTTCTCTGCGTTTTTCATCGATAGCATTAACCAGCTCTACAAAAGCCAAAGTTAACTGGCCGCGTTCGTCAGCCAGCCCATTACGTAAACCCGCAACGCTGAACGCCTGGCAAGGGGTGCCCCCCACCAGCACATCAGGTGCTTCGATTTTTCCGGCACGGATTGCCGCGGCGATTTGCGTCATGTCTCCCAGGTTGCTGACGTCCGGCCAGCGGTACGCCAGAACAGCAGAGGGGAATTTTTCTATCTCAGCGAACCATGCTGGCTGCCAGCCCAGGCAATGCCATGCCACGCTGGCGGCCTCGATGCCGCTGCACACTGAGCCGTAACTGACTGGCTTATTCATCGGCAGGCTCTCCCAGCAAATAGAGAACCTGCACCAGCAGCTCTGCTTCGGTACCGTGCTTCATTTCCCATGCGCGGCGGCCAGCATGAATCGCCACACCATAACCGCCGTTGCGATGGTGCATATGGCACAGGGGGATTGATTTTCGATGGTCAGCGCGCTGGCTTGTGCCCTGCCCCGTTCGGATATGGTGGATTTCCGCAGGCGTCTCGCCCAGGTTCTGATTTCTGCACACGATGCAGCCCAGTGCGGCCACACGCGAAAGATGGAGGCTATCTGCTTTCTTCATGCTGGACCACCAGCATAAGCAGAGACACCGCGCACGAATGGGCGGTGTATGTAAATCGGGGTAGTTCTTTGCGCCATCACTATTCTCCGGTGATGGTGCGACAGGCGCTGGTTGTTCAGGCCAGCTTGATTATTATAAATCAGTTGTCAGGCTTGCGGAAGCGCTCAGCATGTTGCTGAAGAGATTCGCGGGTAATGAGTATTGCTTCGACAGGTATCGGGATGACGGTAAAAGATCCATCTTCCAGGCTCACCACTTCATAACGTCCAGCAGGGCGAACGGCAGCGATTAATTCTTGCTCATTCATAACGGAAATCCTATTCAATTTAGTCTCCCCCCGATATATCGGGGCCGTCCCTTTTTTCCCTGCGCACTGAACGTTACTCAAGCAGCCCCATTAATTAACGTCTAAGCGGTTACACAGATCAATTAGCTCTAATTGACCTGTGTAACCGATCTATCCCTAAGCACAGGAATTATGGGCGTTATGCTAAATCACCGGTCTGTTGTCAGTATCGGTAACGCGGTTAAGTAGATGCGTGACAACTCCCATTACTGCCGTATCGTCTAAAGCATCCCCTTCTATGGCTTCCCCGTCCTGGGTGATTAATGCACTCCGATGAACTATTGCAAAATCCATACTGCCACGAAACGAAATCAGAACGGTGTCGCCTATTTGCGGCTTTCTACCTACATTGATGATCGCGTAACCAGCTGATGTTTCGATGGTGCGACAATTTCCGTCGTAGCCGCAAATACTGGTGATTGAGAGTGTCTGTTCTACGTAGTCTGTCGCTGGTGATGGAAAACCCATAATCGCTTCCCCCTGTAAAGTTAACTGTATATTTATACAGTACACCCGCAAAAAAGATTGTTCAACGGTTTAACAGCACGAAATGTTAAAGGGCGTTCCCATTGGTCATAAAAGACCCGCCGAAGCGGGTAAGTGCTTAATCAGTAATCAATTCTTCTGACAGCCAGTACCACCAGCACGATTAAAACCACCAGCCAGACTGCGCCTGATAACAGTTCCATCAGGTACACTGTTTCACCTCCTGCAGCGATGTTGCTGAGTCCTTCACAAAAATGATCCAGTGGGTTTTATCGTTCTTCCCGGTCCGCTGGCCAATAGCTGGCTTCTCATCTGTCAGAGCCAAAATCTGGCTCACCGGGATCTGCGTTTCATTCCATTTGAAAATGAGTACACCGTGTGGCCGCAATACACGGAACGCCTCTTTGAAACCGGCGCGCAGGTCAGAACGCCACGTTTTTTTGTTTAATCGACCATATTTTTTACCCATCCATGCCGTTTGACCGACACGCTCAAGATGTGGGGGATCAAACACAACAACCGGGAACGACGCATCAGCGAACGGCAGCGCGCGGAAGTCTGCAATCAAATCAGGATGGATAACGAGGCGGCGGCCGTCGCATAATTCGTGCTCTTCGCTGCGGATATCGGCGAAGAGCGTGCGCGTATCGCTTTTGTTGAACCAGAACATGCGGGAACCGCAGCACATATCGAGGATTGCTTGCTCAGCCATGCTCACTCTCCTTTACCATCTGCGGCAGCTCGCTCAGCCTCGCTCTGCTCCCAGAACCACCGATGAAGAGCCATGAGTTCTTCATTAAGCGGCGAATATTTACGGTCAAAGTAAGCTTGGGCGTTTTTCTCCGATTCGTCTGGCAGTTCGCCGGGTCCAAACAGCGTGTTATAAATCCATGCCAGCCCCTTTCTGGCGTCGCCAGTTCCCTGCCATTCGATGATTGCGGCCTGCATTACCAGAATGTTTTTACCGATCAACAGGTCCAGTTCTTTGTGACGATTACGGATATATGCGTTCTCGCTCTGTAGCTCAGCTACGCGGCTGTCTTTGGCTTCCAGCTCATCCAGCAGCGCCAGCGCTAACTTACGCAGGTGAGCATTGCTCCCGATTGCTGGGTTCGATAACTCTTCCCGTAGTGCGCGTTTGTCGATGTTGCTCATTGGGCGGCTCCTTCTGTCCGTACAGGGATGAAACGCGATGGTGACCAGTCGCAATAGGTATCCGTTTCTGTGTGACCGAACATAGCCTTGCAGCGCCGGATGTGATGGCAGTTACCGCAGTTCGAATCTTTTGGCAGCCGCATTTTATCCGGGTCGGTAGGGTCATAATTCAGCACTTTCGTGGTGTTGCTCATTGTGATTTCTCCTCCACCAGCTCTTTCCATTTTTTCTCAAGGTCCTTACGGGCAGCCGACTCGCCTCCTGGCGGGAAAGAGAATCCCACCCGCAAGGCAGGGCATCCGTTAGAACAACGAATTTCTGCTGAACCCCAGTTCATTCCACGGCTACGGACCTTTATCGATGGTGACTGGCCGCAGTCCGGGCATTTAGCTAAATCACTCATCGTTCATACCTGCCAGCAGGTGTTTATGGCGCCGCAGCTCCCGAACGGCACCCTGAAGACGCTGCAGGTTAGACAGCTTCGCTTTTGTGCGGCGGATTTCGTTCGAGATAAAGCGCGATGAGGGAATAATCAGGTCATCGGGGCGGGCGGTGAAAGCAGGAATATCCCCAATAATTTCATTCAGCGATTTGGTGTCTGGCGATGAAGCTAACTCGTTATCCAGCGTGCCTGACTCAGGTTGTACCGATTCCGTGCTGTCTGTTTCAGTCTGGACGGTTACAGGCAGAGACCATGTCACGCCCTTCCCCTGTCCGTTTTTTATAACAACACCCTGGCGCTCAAACGCCCGCATCACTGAGACCATGCCGCGGGCATTACGGTTAACAGCTGCAGCCAGTGCCGCGGTGGACATTGCACCGTTATCGCTGATTAACTGGCGTATTACATCTGGCTCAACTGGTGCCGGTTTCTCACCCTTAAGGCGCGGATCCTGATGCACAGGTGCCGCAGCTGGCGGTTTGGTCTGCTGTCTGGCTTGCTCTTTCGCAGTACCGACTGACCATGCCCCATCGAAGAAACTACACAAACCCTGCTCTTCGTGCTCGCGCAGCATGTTCAGCGCTTCTACAGGCTCGATATCCAGGCGGGCGGCAACTTCGCGATATGTCGCTTTACCCATGGCTTTCAGTGCGTCCAGTACAGTTTCCATAATTTTCTCCTCAAAATTTACTTAACAGGTCTCAGGTGGCTAACGTTTCCGCGATAGCTCTCCCAGTCAAAGTTCACCCAAATGCCGTTATCCATGCGCAGGCGGTCAATAACCCTTTCACCCAGGGTGTCTACTAGCGCGTCGTAATTCAGGTTGGTCAGAACGCCAACCGGGCGCATTGCGGCCAGGCGGCGATCGATAATCTGGTTCAACAAAACTTTCTCGCCGCGGCTGTCGCGCTGGATGCCGACTTCATCGAGCACCAGCAGATCAACTTTGCAGAGATCGTCCAGCAGCACGGCTTCAGAACGCCCTTCGTCATAACAGGCCCTGGCGCGCAGGGTCAGATCGGGCACCGTCACGATCAGAACCGTTCGCCCCTGTTTCAGCAGATAATTGCCGATGGCCGCTGAAAGGTGGTTCTTGCCGGTGCCCGGCTTCCCGGTGAAGACGAAGCTGGCAAAACCGGTACCAAAATTTTGCGCGTAGCTCTTTGCCATACTCAGCGCATGGCGTTGGCCGTCGCCCTCAACCGCGTAATTTGCGAAGCTGCAGCTGCGGTGCAGGTTCTGGATCCCGGATCGCCCGAAAATTTTCTCTGCACGTGCCTGCTGGTTGAGTTTGTCCACCTCAGCGGCACGCTTTAGCCCTTCCTCGCGCTGCCAGGCCATCAGCTCTGCGGCGCTCTTGAATTTGGGTTCTACGCCCTGCGGAATGACGCGGCGAAGGCGATCGAGAATGGAACCTGCGTTTTGCATGCTTACCCCCTGAATCCTGGCGGAACGGAGCTGTCAGGACGGGAGATCCGATTGATATCCCGGCCACCAGCCTGATTCTGAGCCGCCCCTGGTGATGGCAGTCGTAGAATTAAGTCATCCCATTTTTCGCGCAGTTTTGACGGTGACATCACGTTCCGGCACCAGAACGGGTCTCGCTGTACACGCGAAAACATTTCGCAAATTTGCTTATGTGTTCTGCCATCAAGGGCACACATCAGACGGATTTCGTTGGACCATGCAGCCCAGTTAGGCTCTTTGGGACGCACCAGTTCCCCGTCTGTCTCAGCGGCTTTTTCATAAAGCTTGACGATGCGGTTCCACATCCACTGGGCGCAGGTCAGATCTTCCTTGCTTCCCCACTGCCGTTTTCCTGCATGGGCCACCACGGCCTCTGGATGACGATTTAAAAACGCCTCTTTGGTCAGTTGTTCGTCCGACAGCGAAGCGTCCGGACAAGAAGTGTTTTTATTCTCTGTAGTAGTCTCTGTAGTAATCTCTGTAGGATCGAAATGGGCTTTGCCGTCTCCGCGGGCTGGGCTTTCCCCAGTTCCCGAACAAGGCATTCCCTTGTTCCCGGATTGGGCTTTCCCTTGTTCCCGAAATGGGTTTTGCCCATTTGGTGAATTATCAACAACTTGCGTTAAAACCTGATCCACACGCTCAAAGTTAATTTTGAAATAAATCCGGTGCTCAAGGCGCTTGTGCGTTTCCACCAGTACCCCCAGCCGTTTGAGCTTTTTACGAGCGGTCAGCTGCTCTTCGTAACTCAGCCCGGTTTCTGCCTGAATTTCATCGGAGGTTTTATGAACCCCCAGATCAGATGTGAGCTTGTCCATCCAGTAGGTCATCTGGCAAAACAGAACTGTGGCGCTAACTCCGCCCATGTGTTCGGCCAGCGCCGGGTAATAGGCAACTGGACGACCGAACCCGCGAATAATGTCAGATGGATTCATGGCTTCACTGACCCTTACGCCGCACGATGGCAGTGCATGATTTGGACTTTCACGCCAGCCATCTGCGCCAGCGCGTCGATCGCTTCCAGTGTCTCTCGCCGGATTACCGGTTGCGGTTTGCCGGTGAAGACCGCATTGGTGGCTTCGATGCACTCTTTGTTAACTCTGGCCGCCCGGTAGTGCATGCAGTCCTTCTGCGCCAGCTCGTTATCAATGGCGGTACGGATGGCATAGCTCAGCGCTTCCGCCTGTTTCAGGTAGTTCGGCGTATCGTTGCGGTACGCACGTTGAATAATTTGCTTGTTGTTGTGCAACCGGCGCGCGTATTCGTCCGGTTCCGATACGTCATCCAGTGACTGAAGCAGATCGCCAAAATGATGCTGGGTTATCAGCTGCGTGACCGTCTTCCAGCCCTTTTCCTGCGCCCAGGACTCCAGCTCACATGCCAGTTTTTTGATTTCCATCAGTCAGACTCCTTTTGCGCGCGTGGGATATCCTGAACAGGAATTCCACTGGTAGGGGTTGGATGCAAATCAGGTCGTAACTCATGTGGCGTTACACCTGTTAATTCATAAATTTGGATAAGTCGTTCTGGAGGAACACGACCCATGTATTGCTTGACCCACTTATTCAAAGAAGATGGCCTCATATTGAGTGCAAGCGCCAGTCGTCGCTGATTTCCCATCGCTTTGATGGCCTTGTCTAAACCTGTCATTGAAAGATCCTTTGTTAGGTAACTCGAAATCATTGTTAGCTGTAAGCGTACATTTGTCAACTAAAAGAGAAATTGAGCGAATTAGCCAAAGGCTTATAATTAGGGAATGAAAAAGAAAACGTACGACACACCACTTGCAGCTAGGCTGGAAGAACTCATGCAGCGAAACCATCTGTCCGGTGCAGATATGGCGCGCGTAGCTGAGGTGAGCAGATCTTCCGTTAATGGTTGGTTCAAGCGCGGCACCATCAGTAAAGACTCAGCAGCTAAGCTGGCTGCTGCAACTGGTGAGTCGTTGGTCTGGATTTTAACTGGCGCAGAAGATAGCGAAAATAAAGTCAGTAATGATGAGCAAGAATTACTTAATGTTTACAGGGAGTTACCTCCAGTAGAGCAACGTAACATGCTGGCTGCTTTTCAAATGCGACTTAAGCAATTGCAGGAATTTTTTGCAGATCACGTAGACCCAACTACTAGAAAAAAATAAATTAATTTTAGATTCAAATAGATACCGCCAAATTGGCGGTATTTTTTTGTCCTAATGATAGCCTATGGTTGACACATGTTAGCCTTTAACGAATACTTGTCACATCGAAGCACAACAGGTGCGACAGGTAAACGTTCCGCCTACCCGGCGATAAGGGTTTTACGAGGAGATGTGAGATGGAAGAGTTAAAGCACGTAATCGCACTTTTACTGGAAGATGCAAAACGTTTGCAGCAGATCGAGCCAAATACAGGCACCGAGACCCGCATTGCTCAAGCCAATGAAATCCTAGGAGCTGTCTTTAACGCAGATATCAAGCACCCAATCAAAAAGTCCTCGCTCAAAACCGAAGAAACGATCACCGTTTATGGGCACACAGTAAACCGGCAATTCGCTTTCTATATGCTTGAAAAATTCAATCCGACGTTCTGCCGGATTATCGAAGAGCTAACGCTTAGAGGTATGGATAAAAAATCCATCGAAGATGCAACAACAGCTGCAAGTTCAGCTGTTGTTGTTGGGGTTAACTCTCTGATGGCTTTGGCGTTGAAACAAAGCCAGATGGAACAACTGAATAATCAGTCGGATCTGGGTTAAGGAGTTCAGCAAAGAGGATGCGCAGCCGCTTTATTTCAGAGGTAAATTCTGACTCGCTGCACTTCCAGCCCTGCGGATGATTGAAGCGTAAATACTCAATAATTAACTGGTCAATATTATTATCCAATCTGATTTTCCTTACTGGTAGTGTGAGAACTCCAGCATACCACCGAGCCTGAAGTGGTGAAAAGACAGGCGCACAACATGAAAGCACATTCCACCCTTCAATTAATGGGGATTGGTTTGTTAGCTGGCGGAGTGTGCTTCCAGTTGTGTGCAATCGCAACTTATAGCTGTGTGTAGTTCTTGGCGGTATGTGCGTACCCGAAATCCATGTTTATATCGCCCTTTTTATTGTTAAGCACAAAGTGGAGTATTCAGATATGAATAAAACACAATTATCACCGGAACAACAAATTGCCTGGGCGCAGGGAAAACTCGTCACATCAGTATTTCTTCGTGACGTAGCAGGTTGTCACGCAGCCTGGAAAGTTTTACGTCAATACAGGAAATTTGTCGTACATCGCCAGCCGCATCAGGAATGGCGTAATAACCTGACGGCTATGTAATTATCTTTACTGTCAATACCAGATGCCCTTACGGGCAGGGATTTTCACATACAAAATATAGAGCATTTAGATGGATGACACCATGTGCCATTGCGCTGTCTGTGGTGGTGCGTTTCATAAGTTCGAGATGCACGAACGGAAAACTGAAATATATCCGTATAAGCGCACGATTTATCTGTGCGGACAATGCAATGACAAAAGAGAAAAACAGAACGTTTTAAGAACAGCGAAACGCGAATTCCAAAAAACAATTCGTCCTAATCACTATTCCAAATGGTAATGAGGTAACTATGTCAGCTGAGTTAAAAGTATTTGGCGGAGCTTATTTCCCTAAAGATAAAGCATTAAAAAAATACCCAGATTTAAAACCACTTGCCACCGCAGTTAATGCGTCAACAAAAACCATCGCTGAAGCTGTTATTTTCGGCAAGCTGGCGGCTGAACACCCTGATCATATTGATGATTATTTTAAAGTGAAAATCTGGGAGCACCGTGAAGATCTCCCCTGCCCTGCCCTTGATGTATTTAGTTCTGATTTCTTTGGTGAGCATATTGTATGGAATACCAATCAAGGTGAACCAGCTGCTGCGCCTCAGCAAGAAGCCAGTAATAACGAAACCGGGCGAACTGCGGGTGTGAAGATTGTCCGCAACCTTGATCAAGACTCCCGCGCGGCATGCCTCGCCCTGTTCGGCGCAGTGGAGGAGATCACCGATTCGCAATACGGCCAGGTGGTGGATCTGAATAACGATGACGATGGCTGTTTCCAGCGTGAACTGGCCCAGGCCTTTGTTAAGGAGCCGCGTGTTTTTGCCCTTAGTGGCGAACGGCAGGAAGAATTACTGGCGTGGGTCCGCAAAACCATGAAGGTTTCAACGCAGTGGCCTGATATCAAAAAGCGCATCAGCAAGTGGCTAGACACTCCGGCAGACAAGCGGGACCCTGTAACTACCGATATAAAGCCTGATACAGGAGCCAGCCCGGGCGGGAACAGCCCCACCGATCGCAGCCCTGACCTGGTGCATAATCTCGCTACTCTGCGTCTGGAAACCGCGCTGGGCATTATGTCGGCCGCGATGGACTTCGACATCTATGCCATTCCAGCAGAAATTATGCGCCGCGCCAAAGATATGGAAAGCGAGGGGAGAGATCCGCGCTTTTCTGCCTGGTGGAATAAATTACGCGGTACTCCGGGGATTCTGGACTTCTCCCGTGCGGCCATTATCGCACTGATTAAAACCGCTCCTGAGGATCTTTACCTCAGACCGGTTGATCTGCGTGCTTACATTAACCGCAACCTCGTTGAATTTAACCACTCTAAACCTGACCAGAAAACAATTGATATCGCATGCGGAAACATCAAGCGGGAGACTGAAAATGATGAAACCAAACCGGCTGTACCGGGCGAAACTTTGCCACCAGCAGTTTGCCCTGGCAAAGCTGCACAACTCGACAAAGAACTCAACGAGGCATTCGGTCAGAGCCAAGCACCTGAACAGCAAGCAGCTGCTCAACCGCGAGTGGAGAACCTGGGCGGCGGAGTCTTCTCTGTCGAAGCATTGCTAAACACCTCCTCAAATAAGGGCGAAAAACAGGAAGTGCAACCAGCATCAGACGATCGCGGAACACCGGACGATCGCGAAATTTCGATTTTGCACGCGCTAAATGACCTGATTTCTGGCCGTACCAACATCATGGGGAAAGAAGAGGCTGAGGGCGTGGTGGCATGCACCGGGCAGCTCGTTTCCGATGTTATCCCGCTGCTTATGGCAGATATCATCACCACAGAATATTGCCTGTCTCCTGACTTCACCGACGAAGAGATCCACGATGTGGCAACAACCATGCTGGATAGCTGGTCTGAAGATATTAGCGTGCGTCAGAAAATTGCACTTGATGCGATCGTGGAATACCGCCGTCCAGAACTGCCAAAACCGGTAGTGCTCGATCCACCATCTGTTACTGCAAAGCCTAAAGCCGAGCCGGAATCAGCTCCTGAACCAAACGCACTGATTTCGTCTGTCACCTACCTGCAAAATCTGACCATTGCAGCGCTGCAGGGCTTATGTTCCAACCCGGCCTACTGCAACCAGTATGATGATTTACCGGCTATGGCCGCCGGGCTTGCCCGCAGCGTTGTCAGCCAGGAGGAACATCATGATTAAGATTAGGGAGGCTATCGCCTGCAGCAATTATGCTGAATTTCCTGACGTACTGATCACGCTCGAATTAAACCGTGCTTTTGCCATCCGCGAAAAGCGGAGCGTGCCTCAGTCACTCCGCGCCGGTGCGCGGGTAATTATTTCCAGAGTTAAGCATCCACGCCTCAAGGGCGCGCTCGAATCAATGAGTACGAGTCCGTTCCCCGAAACGCACATAGCGCGCATTCGGGACTGCATTAAGCGCATGGAGGCCGCTCTGGTCAGGGCTCAGAAGAAACTAGCTGATTCCTGAGATTCAATATCCGCCAGCTGCCTCACGTATGATCGCAGCTGGCTATCGAGAGTGATAGCTATGAGTGAACAAAGTCTGATTCCTCTGCGGGACTGGAAAGCTCGCAGATTGCACTTCCCCATAACAGTCACATGCCTGGTGAAACACGGGAAACTGGGATACATACAACCGAGGCCGATTAAAATTGGAAATCGCTGGTGTATCGACGAACAGGCAATTTATATCGGACCAGGAGCGACGGGAGTCGAACCAGAAATCCACAGTGACGACGACGAAATTTTGCGGGAGATCCTAAGCGATGTCACCAAGGCCACGAAAAAATAATGTATCAATTTCCGGGCTGTATGCCCGGTTTGATCGTCGCACAGCAAAAACCTACTACCAGTATAAAAACCCTTTAACGGGTAAGTTCCACGGTCTGGGCACAGACAGGGAGAAAGCGGAAAAAATAGCCACAACAGCAAATCAGAGAATTGCGGCAGCAGAAGCCGAGCATTATTTGCGTCAAATTGATGAAAGTCCTAAAGCAGCAGCGCAGCGCGGGATCAGCCTCAAAGCATGGATAGAACGTTATCTGAAAATTCAGAAACAAAGCCTGGATGCCGGATCGCTATCGCTGAAGCGCTTTAAAGAAAAAAAACGCATGGCAGAGTTGCTTTCCACGCGGCTTGGTTCCCGGCCAATGAAGAGTTTGGAGGTAAAGGATTTTGCCGTGTTATTGGATGAATATCTGGATGCAGGACATGCCAGCAGCGCCCTATGCAACCGTGTGGTGTGGGTGGATATTTTCACTGAAGCACAACATGCAGGAGAGGTCCCTCCCGGATGGAATCCACCAGCATCAACAAAAAAACCGTCGGTGAAAGTTACACGTGCGCGCCTCTCTCTGGACGAGTGGAAAAAAATACTAAAGCAAATACCGGAGGATCGGTACTCGCATAAAGCGATGCTGCTTGCTTTAGTCACTGGTCAGCGCCGGGAGGATATTGCGAACATGAAATTTTCAGACATTAAGGACGGTTATCTGCACATCGAGCAAAGCAAAACGGGGTCCCGTATTGCATTGCCGCTGAACCTGCGTTGTGAAGCCATTAGCTTATCGCTGGAGGATGTAATACGGAAATGTAGGGATAGGTTTGTCAGCCCCTATCTCTTGCACGGAAAAATGAACAGTAAGGCGAAACCTGTGAATCTGATGATGGTTTCTAAAGAGTTTGCCGCGGCACGTGATGCAGCCGGAATCGTACCACCCGTAGGAAAAACACCAACAACGTTTCACGAACAGCGTTCATTGTCCGAACGGCTTTACCGCGCTCAGGGGATCGATACGAAAATTTTGCTGGGGCATAAAACACAGTCAACCACTGACAGATACAACGATGATCGCGGGAAGGAATGGACCAAACTTGCAATTTAATTTTTCGCTGCCGGGTTCGTTGGGAGAGGTTTAATTACTGATGGAGGTCATAAAAAAGGTAGGTATTTTGGAGAAAAGTTTTGGAGAGGTTTTGGAGAAGGAAAAAAAGGTATATATTCCAGCCTGTTAAATCAACATACACCTTCTGAGTTCA